TCTGGAGTTATCCACAAAGTTGGTACAGGAAGAAATAAAGGTGCTTATACTGTAAAATTTTCTGATGGTAAGGTTCAATCTTACGATGATGAAGAATTGATCAAAGAAGAAGTTGATCTTGATGAAGGAACATGGGCATTACCAAAAACACCAAAGGAAATGGCTGCACTCAAGAAATTGCTTTCTAAGCCTCTAAAGGCGAAAGATGCCTCAGATAAATTATATGATATTATCGGCGATGATGAAATGTCTGATGATTTGGATGATTATGCAGATAAGAACCCTAATGATGATATTCGGCCGATGGTTAAAAGTCACATGAAGAGGTTGGGTATCAAAGAAGAAGTAAAGGCCTTGACGCCAACTGGAGAATATTCTCGCTATAGAGAAGAAGTTGAACTTGATGAGAGTGTTATCGACAAGGTAAAAGAGATTGCCTCCAAGAAATCTGCTGCAAAGATTGATGGTACTATGGTTGATTCCTTCACTGCATCTGCTATTTCGCAAATCTATGACAAGGTAAATGACGCAAACAAGAAGAAGATGGAAAAACTTCCCATTATCAAACTTGCAACTTTGGCAATGAAAATGATGCAGAAGAATGAATATGTTCCAGAAGATGTTGAACTTGATGAAGCCGCCCCAATGACAACTTCCAAACAGGATGCTACAACTAAACGCATAAAAAAACGTATGAAAGATAAGAAAGAAGAAGATGAACTTGATGAATACGGTGGAAATTTTGGTGGTGGTCCGATGCGTGTTACATCAGGAAAGAAAAAGAAAGATAAGAAAGAAGATATTGATGAAGCCAAAGAAAAATCTGCAAGACAGTTAATTGATCCTAATAAAGAGGTGATGGTTGTCAAGAAAAATAAAGTCATTGTTATTGATAAGAAAGACCAAGACAAATATATCAAACAGGGTTACTCACTTGCTGAAGCATCTGCTCGTGCTGATGCAATGAAGGCCATGCGTAAAGGTAAATCGGTTGATCCTGCTGATGTAGATAATACTGCAACTGATGATGATGTAAAGGCTGCATCTAAGAATATCATCATGCAACTAAGGAAAGCAGTTTCATTACGATCTTATGAAGTAGAGTTTGCCGATGGTAAACACAAAGTTAATTCTAAGATTGCTCAAGCAGTTCAGAATAAATATAATACAATGAGGCGTCCAGCAGATAAAGAAAAATATCAAATGCAAATTGCAAAGTCTTACAAAGACATGATGAGGTCGTTGAAAGCTGGTTACGGAGAACAAAAAGAAACTATCCTATCTAGGATCGGTAATAAACTCAAGGAGAGAAAAAATGGGTAAAAAGTATTTGGAGACAAAAAAGGAATCCTTAGAGTCATCGATTCTAGGACTCTGGCAGGAAGCTGCTAAGAAAGAAGAAGAACTTTCACCTAAACAGAAGAAGATTGATGTTGACGGTGACGGAGAGATTGAAGGTTCTGATCTTGCAAAACTTCGCAAGAAGGGTGCAAAGAAAGAAGGTAATAAGTTTGGAAAGGCTTTGATGGCTGCCAAAGACAAGGGAGAAAAGACTTTCGTTGTTGGTGGTAAGACATATGAAGTAAAAGAAGAATCTGACCTTGAAGAAGGTAAAATGTCTCAACTACACCAAATGATTAAGGACAAGAAATCTGCTGAAGAAATTGCTAAAGCTATGAAAGTAGATGTTAAGACAATTAAGACTCTTATGGCAAACTACTCAGATATGGCAGCTTCTAAAATGATGGCTTCCTATGAATCTTATGAGCTTGGTACACCTGAGTATCGTGAGCATACTCAAGAGGTTACGCCAGGTCAAGAAATCACCGATTTTCAAAGATTCAAGGTAGAATCCATGAAAGAAGCACTTGCAAAAGTGTGGGGATTGGATGAAGCAAAAAAAGATGAAAAGTCCTTGACAAAGGGCTCTAAAGGTAGTAGTATAACAATGACGGGCAATAAGGCCGACAAGATTGATTTGAAACCTGAGATTAAAGAAAAATAATGAAAACGTTGAGAAATATGACAACGGTAGAAGCTAAAGATGATCTACCAAACATTTATTGTGATTTAGATCAAGTTTTGGTTGACTTTATGGGAGGTGCAGAGGCTGCCATTGGTGGTGATTTTGCAACTACAGATAAAGATGACCGTTGGAACAAGATTAATCAGACTAAAGGATTTTGGGCTAATCTTGATTGGATGCCGGGTGCAAAGAAACTATACAGTTATATTGAAAAATATGACCCAAAAGTCTTGTCTGCTTATTCTGGCCGTGATCCATCTTCACAAAATGGTAAGATGAAATGGTTGTCTAAGAATACTAACTGGAAAAGGTCAAATATTAATCTAGTTAAACGAGCTGATAAGAAAAAATATGCTATGACGGGTGGGAAACCAAACGTCTTAATTGATGATTATATTAAAAATACAAAAGAATGGGAAACAGCTGGTGGGATCAGTATACACCACACAAATGTCTCTAAAACCATTAGTGAGTTGAAGCGTCTAGGGTTTAAATAACCTAAATAGAAAGAAAGAAACTTAATATTCTTGCAAGAATAAAAGGAGAAATACAATGGGTTTATGGGGAAGTTCGACATCTGCTGAGAGTCGGCCTAAGTTCCTACCAGTTGATTCAAATGCATCTGGGTCAATGGGAGCGAGAGAAGACGCTATTGCAGTCGCCGGTGGTTGGGGATTGACCCCAGGCACAGGTGCATCAGGTAACGATAATAAAGCTGCACAGCCTGAAGTTTTGGTTTGTATTCGTAACCTTGCTGCCATTCGTGGTACTGCAACAGTTGTTGGTATCGACTTTGATACAGGTGCGGTTGGTAATGTAGGAACATTCGATGTTCGGATAACATTCGATGAGGCAGTTGATATGACTTCTGCTGCATTTTCTGCCAACCAAACTATTACAAACAAGGCATACATTCTGTTGTCCCGTTTGGGTGTAACAGACATGGTAGAGGACAGCACAATTGCTGCAATGTACTTTAGTGGTTCTGGAACCAACGAGATTACATTCAGAGGTACTGCACAAACAAATGCTGCAACTGGATTTATTGGACTGAATGGTTCTGGTGTTGGTGACGGTGTAACTGCTGGTGAAGCGGGTATCGTATTCGATGGTAGTGCTGATATGTCTGAAGAAGATGGTGTATCAGTACTGGCAATGAGACAAGAAGGTGGTACTAATGCTGCTCCTGCTGGTAGAATTGTTCTCGACTCTGCCGCTGCTATTGTCGCAACGGTAAATGGTGCGATTACAACAGCAACAACTGCTTTGGTTCTAGATGGTAACTCTGGTACAATTGCAGTGGGTATGAAAGTTTATGGACAAGCTAATGCAACACCATTGACAGATGCTCAAGGAAGTACTGCTTTGTCACAAGACGGATCACTTACCGTTACTGCTGTTGCATCACAAACAAGTGTTACAGTTAGTGATGCAATTATTGTTGCAAACGATGTTATTCTAAACTTCTCTGCTGATGGACACGATAGTGTTCAAGGCGAGAGTATTGACTTCATACTTGAAGGTGTTGATGGTGCAACTGATGTTTCCGGCATACCTTTCACGGGTGGAGATACAACGGTTTATATCGGTCAACAGGAACAAGGTACTACGGACACTGGAGAAGATCGAATTGTATTCGATGCAACTGATGGTTCTTCGGCTGACGAGAATGAGGGTGTTCTTGCAGAAGCTCGTACCAGTGACATTGCTTTCTACAGTCAGGCAGGAACATCTACTGGTTCTGCATTCGTATTAAATGGTGTAACTGTTGCATCCGCTTAATAAATTGTTATAAATAACTATACAACAACTTAATAATGGAGTGATTATGATTAGTAAAGAAGCGATTGAAGAACGAAAAAAAGCTCTTCTAGAAGATTTGAATAAGGTTCGTTTTCAAGGAAACGAACTGGAAAGTAAGAAATTAGAAAACGTTGCATTGCAAAACGCACTTTTAGGTGCCGTCCAGCAATGTGACGATTTTCTTAAAAATCTTGGTAATGAATCAAGTGATGAGGGATGATGCGTTCATACTCTCAGTAACATTCCCACAATTCAGTGGGTTAATATAAGGAGACGCCAAAATGGCCGATAAGAAAATTACAGCCCTAACAGACCTGTCCACAGGTATTGCTGGTGCTGATTTGCTCCATGTGGTCGATGACCCTACGGGCACACCTATTAACAAGAAGGTTTCAGTGACTAACTTCATTAACAACCTTCCTTCTTTCATTGGGTTCTCGAACTCCATTGAAGATATTTCTGATGGTACACAGGCTGCAATTTCCGTTGCAACTGCTGTTACATTACTTCAAACTGCTGGTTCAAACGCTACCACACTTGCTGATGGTACGATTGTAGGCCAGATTAAGATTATCATCCATGATACGGATGGTGGTGCTTCTGTTTGTACTCCTGCTGACCCAATGGGTTTTGCTGACTTGAACTTTGTTGACGATGGCGACACTGCCATGTTGATGTGGTCGGGTGCTAAGTGGGCAATTATCGGATTCGCTGACGTTGGCGCTGATATTCCTGCTGACCTTATTGATATCGCTTAACGGGTAATCCGTAGATATCTGGTTACTAGAGGGGGAGAGGACTTTTTACCTCTCCCCTTTTTTTATATATATAAATAGAAGGTGGAGGAAAAGAAATGGAAGTTTTACAAGAAATTAAAGGGTATGGTGAAGTTAAAGTCACTTATAATAAACCTAAAATTGTTGAAGAAAAAAACCCAGAGTTCTTAGAGGAACAGATTCGTACAAAACCGCCAATAGAGGATGGAGATCACGATGAAGAAATTCAGTAAATTTATGGCCGAAGCTGGCCAACCCGAAATCCCTAATGAGCCTACTTATGGAAGGAATCCTTCCAATGGGTATCTTAATGATGAGGTTGTTAAAAAACTCAATGCTGTGGTTGGTAGGATTTTCTCTGAAGATCAATTCGATCCAGAAGGAAAACTTACTCTATGCCGTAGTTCGTTAAGTAAGATTGGATTAACATTTAATCAGTACCCTGCAATGACAGAATCTAATGGTTCTTTCAGTCTACCCCTAACATTATTTGGTGGAAGATTTGGTAAAGATGTAAATACTCCTCATGATGAATTTTTAGAAGATGATGGAATTAGTAATCAAGTTGAAGGTGGATTGAGCTTAAATATTAGTTATGAAATGACAGAAACTAATCAATGTAAGCTTCGTGCCAACATTGCATAGGAATGTATGAAAATATAACTAGGGCGAATGTCAATATGTTTGCTATCAGACATTATGACAACCCGCACTGTGAGAGTGAGAACGAATTTTTAGATGACATGAAACGTTTTAAGTATATCAAGAGATTACTTAGAAAGTATCATGAAACTGAAATTCTAAAAGAACGTCTTTTACTTAATCATATAATTATACTTAATAACTTATTTGGACCAGATGCATGTGTTACTTTGTTATTATTTAAAATACAACCAGAATATTGGAGTGTATTGAAGTCGTTTTTAATATTCCTAAATTTATTGAAAGAGGGTGAAATGTTAGATATAGAAATAAATGAGAAAGTGTTGGACGTTTTAAGGAAGATTTAATGGCAATTTATAATATACAGGGTGTTAAAAAGTATGATGAAGATTTAGAAGAACTTCTTGACCAAGGACTTGGTGTATCAACAACTATTTTAAAAGGCAGGGAAAATTATGATTTTTGTGGACTAAATTTTGATGGACTTAAAATGAATAATGTGGTACTAGATGGACATTATTTCGATAACTGTACTTTTAGAGATGCAGATTTATCTGGGTGTACTTTCAAATTTGGTCATCTTAGAGATTGTGATTTTACAGGAGCAAAGCTTTCGGGAACACAATTTCTGAATTGTAATATGCGACATACTAACATGAGTCGTATTTCCATGCAAGGCGGTGTGATAAACAATTGTATGATGAAAAGTGTTAATTTTTGGGCAGCGCATTTATCCCATGTAGATTTCAGTGGTTCTGATCTAAGAAAAGCTCGTTTCTGTGAATCAAACTGCCGGCATACGGTATGGACAGATACAAAATTTACCAGCTGTGATTTCCGATCTACTCTTTTATTCAAAACAGTTGGAATACCCAGATGGATGACAAACCAAAAAGAAGCTTATGATCTGATGCCGCCAGATTATAAGTGTATTAGTTGGAAACTTCTAGGGGAAAGTTATCGTGGTATATATAGACCACACATGGTTTATGAAGTGGGCAAAACTTATGATGCAACCAGAGGAGGCGAATCTCCTATAGATGCTACTTTAAATCCCGGCATTGCTTTAGCGTCATTAAATTGGGTATTAAAAGAATGGATGTCAAATGGAGCAAAACCCAATTGGCATTTATTTATGGTTGAATTTAATGCCGGAGATGTGGTATCAGACAGTCCCACAAAGTTTACAGTTAGTAAACTAACGGTACTTAAAGAGGTAGATTTAACAAAATACACTGAGGAATTGGGTGAAGAAGATATAGAGACATTGCAAGTGGGGAAGGTTTAATGGGAAGAGCAATAGATTTATTTGTCACATACAGGTTTATAAAACTGCTTGTTACTCCATTCAAGGATACACCAGCTTTCAAGTTAGGTATTATTGATGAAGATGGTAATCGTGTAATTCCCCCTAAACCAGCAAAAGGTGTGTGGGATAAACGGCCAAAAGGACTTAATACATCCAGTGAACGGGACGCATATACAGTTCTTCATAAACTCGTATTTAATATCAAAAAATTATTCGGTAAGGTGCCTGGACTTAGAAGTAAATTAGGCACATATGCAGCTGCGTTATTTCTACTAAAAGATACATTTAAGGAATCTGTTGATGACCCAGATGTATTTGAAAAAGAGTTTATGAAATACCTCAAAGAAGAAGGCGTAGAATTTGATGATAGTATAAGAGAAAGTGTTATTGGATTTGGTGAAGTATTACCAAAAGGAGAGTATACCCTTGTTAATGATATATTAAATAGTGAGGAAGAAGAGTTAACTTCAAAGAAAGGTGATAAGGTTATTGCATATGAAGATGAATCTCCAATAGATACAATCTTAGGAGTAGAAATATTCCCTGTTATACACATTAAAAGTCAAGAAAAAATATACGTTAGTTTGGAGGATTTGAACCAATGAAAACATGGAACGAAGTAAGCCCCCGTAATGGATTACCCATTGAAGAGGATGCCCCTACAAATTCAGCTGGCGGTGGTGCTATTGCTGGACTTGGTGTAGACCATCCTGATTATCCAGGCAGTGGTGAGCCAGGCAAGAAAAAGAAAAAGAAAGACACTTTGATTGATGGTAGAACAAAATCATATCGTCAACATCGTGCTAAGTTGGAAACTGCTCGTATTAAACGAATAGAATCGAAAAAGAGTAGATTTGTAGAGAGTATTGTAAAAAATGAAACATTTTAAAGAATATGTATCTATAGGCCCGTCTGCTGGTAACATACAACCAGTTACAGATTTGGGAGATATTCCCCCATACAACCAAGCATTATTTGCCCAAAAAGGCAAACCAATTACAAAATCTGATTTGGATCAGATTGAGAAATATGCAGATAAGATATTTGCATCAGTTGGTATAGATGTAGAGTTTACCCGCCATTTCCTTGATAGAGTAAATGACCAACGTAATATGAATCAGATAACTCCAGCTGAATTGATTCGTTTATTTAAACAATCATACAAAAAATACGGTAAGAAGATTGCTCAACTTGGTCCAGATGCTGAGGCAGTTATCAATGATATGAAGACAGATATTAATATGCCATTCGTATTGAACCTCAAGGGTAATGAATTAGAATTAGTCGCAAAGACAGTTATGAGGAAAAAGGGGTTTATGACCTCTGGACCCAAGTTATCATTTGAAAATTTCCAATCCAAAAAGAGGTCAGATAAATAATGCTTAAAATATATATGCTCATAGTTGTG